CAGTTATTCAACAGTACCAATACGGAATGCGTAATAAGGCTGAATGGCTTTAACTGCCCATAATGCCTCACAACGATAAATAACTTTATCCGAGTTGATCTGATATTGACGTGTTACACGCAAGCTTAAGCCATCAATAGACTTAGTAGAGCTATTAGCACCTGAGTCACTTACTGAAGGTAAGTCAATCATCGCAATGGTGAAGGCTTCTTTAGCAAAGATTAAATTCTCTTTTCTAACTTCGCCATCTGTACCAGTTACGGTACTAACCGCTAAACCGTCCATAGCTGTAACATCAGTTACCGCAGGATCAACAGTGTTAAAAGCCGCATCTACGCCAGTTTCAGCGATGATAGGAGGGCTAATAGTTACTGTTACCGCACCAGCGCCATCTGAATCAGCATCTTCAGTTACCAAGAACCCTTGAAGCTTGCCGATAGACTTACGAGTTTTACGGTTGATAGCTTGGAAGGTGTCAAGGTTTAAAACATCGCCAGCCTTAAAGATACCAGTAGTAGAAGCCGTAGCGCCTGCTAAGTTTAATGTTTGCTCATAAGTACCTTTAGCACTGTTATAAGTAACATTTTGATCATTACCATCTACAACGATAGTTCCAGTTGCAACACCAGAAACATGAGTAGCTAGAACTTGATCTTCCATAAACATGATAGTGTTATAAGTTCCGATTTTTGCTCTATCCATTGCATCTGATACACGTACCACAGAAGGGAAAGAGAAAGCGGTAGAAACTTCTTTAGAAAGAATCTGACCTACGAAAGGAGTAACACAACCATACTTGTTAGACATTGCAGAAACGCCTTGAGCAGCCATAAAGGCGCGAGCGCGAGCAAATTCGTCTAAGGTAGCACCGCCTGAAGCATCACCGTAGTTCCAAACACCTGTACGAGCTTCATCGGCAATTGATTCCTCAATTACATTCAATAACTCATCAGCCATCCCGTTTACATAGTCAGCAACACGATCAGAAGTTATATTAAGCGCCATTTCCTCAGAATCTAGCGAGATTACAACTTTTTCACGGTTATCTACTACTACTGCTACAGTGCCTTCTTCAATTGCTGAAGTTTGGCCTGCTTGGATTACCGCACCAGATGAACTAGCGAAGTAAACAGGTCTGCGCATGTTGATGGTTTGACCATATTTAGCCGTGTTGAAGTCGCCTTCAGTTTCACGGCCAACTAGGCCTACTTTTTGTGCTTTGTTAAATAATGAAGCGATTACCATATCCGATACTAGGTCGGTATTCGCAAAAGTTTGTGTAGCCATTTTAATTACCTATTAAATAGGCGATCAAAACTAGATGTTAATTCCTTGAGCTTTTAAACTTGCCTTTAGTCCGTCCACTGTGCTTTTGTCGAAACTTTGCACAGCTGAACCAGTAGAACCGTCTAATTCTGGCACTGGTTCGGGAGCGTTACTGGATTGCTTGGGCTTTTTTGATGCCTCATACAAAACCTGTGCAACTCTTCCTTTGGTCAGTGACTTATCAGCCAACTTATAGAGCTTTTCTGCGTCATTCGCTATTGCTATAACTGCATCTATCGGATTGTCTAGAGCGTTGATCTCGCTAATAATAAAAGCTTGATCTTCGTAGCTTCGCAATGCTAAAGCGTCATTAATTAACGCCTCTTTTGCTAGTAAAGCATTTTCCGATACTGCATTTTCACTAGATAAGTAACTAGCCCTTACCCTAGTGTTATAGTTTTCTGCGGCTTTTCTTACTTCATTTTCACCGCTTACAGGTTCAATTTCCTGCGCGTCTAACCTTGCGTCATTAAGCTTTTCTTCTGCTAGTAGTTTCTTGAACTCATAGCTTTGCTCGGCTCTCTGCAACGCATCGTAATCATTACCCACGCTTTCCAGCGTTGGCTTCTGACTATCTAACTCTTCAAGTCTACCCTCGGCTCTTTTAAGCTTTTCGGTTAACTTCTTGTTTTTTTCGCGTTTACGTTTGCTTTCAGCATCATGTTTAATCTGTTGATCCTTAAAGCGCTTTTCCCAGTCAATATTCTCAGAAGTTGTACTAGCTTCTACAGTCTTGTCTGCAACGTTATTTAACAAGGTGTCATCCTTGGCTACTGATGTTTCCGCCCCATCAGCTAAAGGTTGAGCTTCGGTAACTAGGGGTTGATCTGCCTCTAGTTTACTTTCTACCGCGCCTTCGGGTGCTATTGCATCACTCATATTCTCTCCAATACATTATGCAACTTTTAATTGTTCCCTATTGTAACATAGTTTCTTAAAGTAACAAACACTGTTACTTCTGGTGTATCTCGGCATGTTTATTGTCTTTTTGCCCTATCTCATCAGGGTATAAAAAAACATCACAAGATAAACAGCAGTACATGTCCTCAAAAGAGTCATAGGAAAACTTTTTCTTTCCACAGTTAGGACATTCTTTTCCAGCTCTATGCTCTACTATTAGTATAGCTGCCACGATAAATAACCCCTTAGTTAGTAACTAGCTCTATCAATCTGTATAGCTTGCACGTTCTGAGCTGCATTAGGCGCTGCTGGTGCTTGCGTTTGTGCTGCCTGCTGGCTTTGCATAATCATCATTGAGTTTTGTAGCTGAGCTGTTAACTGCTGGCGTTCTTCAAAAGAATCTGAGAAGTCATCTAGTAAGATTTCAGAACTCATCTGAATAGACAGAAGATCATTTTCAGTTAAAGGAATCCCGTGATCTAGTTTAATAACAATAGACTCTAGCAGTTTGTACCTTAAATCAGTCATTAGTTTTTGGTTATTCGTTACTTTGTAGTCTGTATCAGCCGCCCTGTTGTGTGCCTCTTCAGTGTTCTTCATAACTATAGATTTGTTAATAGCTGTCTGAGATTCTAAATAAGCCCTATTAGCCTGCTCTGTTGCTTGTCTTTGTTGAGCTATAGCATTTAGGTCTATTCCCATTTCTTCGGCTTCCTCTGGAGTAGGCTGATAAGTCCCCTGTTGAGCCATGAAGGTTTTGACACGCTTCTCTAACTTGTTCTTAATGTATAAAGGCGCATCAAGTAGCTCGGCTTGTATATCAGACACTACACTACCTAGAGCTGGGTTGTTTACAGTCATTAAGTTTAGAGATTCGGATAGCTCTGCATTCTGGCTAGCCTTACTTACACCCGCGATAGCTTCAGCTTTATAATTGCCTTTTCTTATGTCGTTAAATACTGTCTCTTCTGCTGTCTCTGGATCTAGCATAGGCTTGTTAATTTCTACATTCTGCTCTACGCCTTCGTCATCCGTATAACTTATGATGTCGTTATAGTCATAGACTTTAGGGATCATATCTATTAGAACTGATGCGCATAAAGCCCTAGCCTTTCTTTGATTCTCCCTATTAACCGCAGTACCTAGATTGGTTGTAGCTATCTGCTCTCTGTAAGACTTGCCAGAAATATTAAGCACAGCTTCATCAGATACAACACCCATAGCCGATTGGATTTCGTTGTGTGACATTTGAACCTGATTGAATAGTGTTTGGTCACTATGAGCGGGAGACATTCTGTAAGGATCGCTATGCTCGGTAGGGTTTACTGTTAAAACCGCTGGTAGTGGCTGCTTTTCCCAGTCGCTTTCCATTCCGTCTATTTGCTCTGCTGTTACAATTATAGGCTGCTCAGGTGACATAGCAGCAGTTTCTACCAGTTTACTAAGCGAGTAATCGTTGATTCTTTGAGCATCCTTAGCGAGCCTTACACGGCCTCTAATGTAGTTAGTGCCTTGTACAGTTGTAATGATTCCGTAAGATGGGAAGTAAGGGAAGTGCTTAGATGGGAAATCAAAAGCGCCCTCTAATACTTCTAGGCCGTTAATAATTGCCATTCTTACTACGTCTGTCTCTACTGTTCTTTTCAAAGGCCTACCATCTGAGCGAGTAGCTACTAAGCCCTCTTCAATAAGTAGCTGTGCTTCTGCCTTTGTTACCTCTACTACTCTGTCATCTTCGATTAACTGTACCTTATGGCGTATGACTTTTTCTTTATACCAGTATTTAGCAATAGCTACCGTGTTTGTGGTATACCAAAAACTCCCAATAGTAGAGCCTTCTGCTAGGTCTGAAATCTTAGCAAAGGATGAAATCTCAGCTCTAGGCCATCTTCTCTTATGTTCATCGTGTGAGATATGCTCAACATAAAAAAGGTGCTCTGCATCTTGGTTAAGTATTTGAGGAGTTGACCTTGAATCAAAAAACAAAGTATTAACGGGATCGGCTATTGCATCAATCCAGCATTCAAGCTTATCTATGCTGTCTTCTTTATATTCTGTTCTAATCTGCCAAGCACCCAAACCACAGGTCTGATTGCCAGTGTAAGCCGTGTCGAAAGCATTGTTGGCATCGCTTCTGTCTTCGATTGATTTAATAATAGCCTTATAAGCCTCTGCCCCGTCTTTAGTTGCTCCACCACCGTTAGGCTTTACGTCAATGTCTGAGCGCATTAACAGATAAGTTCCGTTACTCTTCTGCAATTCGTAAGAAATCTTATTGACTGAAAACCTTGGGCTGTCTTCGTGGTCTCTGTAATCATTGCCATCTAAGAAGCTACCACCATTAGAATCTAAAGTACCATCTATCCACGTTCCACCTTGAACATTAGCAACTAAAGTATCCTCATTCATAAGCCTGCGTTGGAACTGCTCTACAGAGTAGATATTATTCCAATCACGCATAGCTTTAGCGTGTAGTTTTTCTCTTTGTGGTTTGCTTAGCTTTGCCATTAGTATT